TGTTGAAGATGCAGCCCCAGGATGTGTCACCTGCAGCAGCTGAGCCAGCGCCAGAATGGATAACGTAGTCAGTGCCTTCGCGGAGCGGTGCCGGCGTGTTGGCGGAGGGACCGTAGGGCGGTGCCTGGCGGGCGCGAAGCTGGTTATCGATCGTCTTTTGATCGGCGCAAGCCGTCTTGAGCGAGATGAGGGCGATAGTCGCCCGTCTAAACCCCTCGTCATTGTTACTCAGTTGGTACTTGAGTGTTCCGCCCGTGTGGGTGAGGGTGCCAGTGTTCAGTGCGGCGTCGGAGCAGCCGAAGAAGATGTCCTTAGTGAAGAACGGTTGGGCTGCGACGGCGAGAGTGTCGGTCCACTGGGTAGTGATGCCTGTGCCTGGATTGTAAAAATCGTTCGGGTCCATCGCGGCGTACGGGATGGGGCACATGTATGGATACCCGGGGGTAGCGAGTGTCTCTACCGGGAGGTTGTTTCTCTGCCAGTGCGTCCTGATGGTCTCATGCTGCGTAGCGTTGAGGCGCTTGACCTGGCGAGAGAGCGTAGCAATTTGCTTGCTTTGCGCACGAGCGCCCGTATTGCGTTTGATGCTCTTACGTGACAGTGTACGCTTACGGTAAGTTGTGCGTCGGCGCTTGACGGTGCGGCGGCGGCGACCATACGGCATCTTGAGTTCATCTCTTGCCGGTCACTATATATAGTGCAGATTTTCTGATTGTCATCAGCTGTTACCGACTACTTAAGGCCGGTGCTACGAGAGCGTAATGCCTCGTGACGCGCTTCCCAAGAAGGTAAGGTGGTTCATTGTGACTCAATGGAATGTCGACTGTAACTACAAAGAGCTCGTCGGTAAAGACATTCGGTGGCTCACTTATGGCGAGGAGATCTGCCCGAAGTCCGGGCGTCCACATCATCAGATGTTCATGTACCTGCGTGGCAACGTTACACATGGTAGGCGGGCGTTGAACAAGATGGGCGACTGGTTCGGCCCTGTGCATTGCTCCGTTCGGGCGATGCGTGGGCGTCTCGACGAGAACGAGTACTACTGTAGCAAGGAGGGCTACCTGAAGGAATTCGGCGTCAAACCTAAGATGGGCGCGCGTGGCGACCTGGATGACACCAAGGAGGCGATCATGAAAGGCGACCTAACGGTTGACGAGATAGCGGTAGAGAACCCGCAAATGTTCCACATGTATGGGCGGACCATGGAACGTGTCGAGGATATCGCGCTAAGACAGCGCTACCGCACGGAGATGACCAGGGGCACGTGGTACTGTGGGCCTACATCAGCAGGTAAGTCCCATGCTTGCTTCGAAGGATTCGACCCGGACACTCACTATGTCAAGCCGCTTGGCGATGCGGACCTCAAGTGGTGGGACGGGTACAAGGGTCAGGAGACCGTCATCTTTAATGAATTCAGGGGCCAGGTTCAATTCGCCGAGCTTCTTGACTTGATGGACAAGTGGCCCAAGACGGTGTCGCGACGGGGCAGAGAGCCCGTGCCATTTCTGGCGAAAAGGCTCTTGATTTCAAGTATACGTCACCCGGCAGACGTATACGTTCATCAAGAGGGCGAACCGTGGGGGCAATTCGAGCGGAGATGTTCCATTGTCGAATTGGCACCTCGGAACACGGACGGTCCCCTACGGCAATCCGTCTTAGCCGCTACAGCGCGAGCGGCCAAAGTGATCAGAGGTGCTCAGGAGGTAATATTGAACTCCTGAGCACTTAGGGTCAGCTGAGGGTCAGGCTTCGAGGAACGCACAATCGCAGCAGCCCTCGGAGGGGCCTGGGATTGCCTTCGTAGTTGGTGAGGCCGCAGGCGCAACTACACCGGGGGGTCTCGGATGGTCATGTCCTCGAGTTAGGGTAGACATGTACGTGTCTCAGGCAGGCTAAAGACCGTTGCAGCTCGGCGCATACGCGCCTCGTCTAGCGGCCGGTGAGTAATGGAATCGCCTGCTTGCAGTTTGCCTTAAGCTTTCCTCCCGGCCGGGGCAGATGGGAGAATAAATGTATCAGACATTGTCATAAATTGTATTAAACAACCGCGCGATAGTAGTCGACGACGTGTAAGCCTAGGAAGAGTCCTTCATTGTCTCCGGTGATGCCGTTCGCGATTACCACGAGGAATTTAGCCTTTTCTTGACGTTCGTCGTAGAGGCCGAGCTCGAGGGCGTTTTGGACAGCAGGTGCCCCGCCCATCTCCTCTTTAGTGGCAAATGATTTCATGTCGCCTGTCCCGGGGATCTTGATGGTCCCGGTGGCGACTAGGGCGTTGTTCAACGGGTTACTGTTGTTGGCGCTTGCGTTGGAGGCGATGCCGTCGGCGCCAATATGGCCAAAGGCGCAGTCGCGCTGGTAGTGGACGTTCCAGTACTGTCTGTTGAAGATGCAGCCCCAGGATGTGTCACCTGCAGCAGCTGAGCCAGCGCCAGAATGGATAACGTAGTCAGTGCCTTCGCGGAGCGGTGC